ATAAAACGGACAGAAAGGAGAGATATTCTGTCGTAATCACGGGATACGGCAACAGAACAGCGGCTAATGAATAAAGAAGATTTGTTTTCTGTCCACGAGCCAAAATTAAGCTTTAGCTGCTCAGATTGTATTTGTCGTGATTGCTTTAAGTGGTGGGCAAGTAAATGCCCATATGGAGAGTGCTATGACGATCACATGGCGAAAATCGATCCATACGACAAAGCGCACGACGGCAAGCAAAGAACATCGTGGACCGATTGGAAAAAACCTGGTGAACAAGCGCATTGGTGTCGTGGCGGTGTTGTCTATCGACACACACAGTGTGAACATTATGTACAGTACAAGGAATCGAAAGTAATGAGTTGTTTAGACGCCCAAATACAACGTTTCCAAGACGGAACAATATGGTGTTCACTCATCGATACTGTCGGGTGTGAAGAATGTTACAAAAGATTTGAAGAACGAAGTAACGACATATAGAAAGGAGCAAACCATGACACTTACCGAGATCATCGCCATTATTGCGGCGGCGGCACTGATTCCCTATTGCGCGTGGCTTATTTATCTTTACATAAAGGAAAGCAAGGCAAGGATCAAGGCAGAACGCGCAAACGGTCATTTATCCCGCAAGCTCGACGAGATCGAGAAGATCCTCGGTCTGCCCGCCGAGGAGGTGGTTGCCGCCATCCGCGAATACAAGGAAGGAAAAGGAGAGAACAATGCCTAAACCAGCAAAAGACACACGCTTCAAGCGCCTTATAGAGGAATACGCCGATAAGGGAGGGCTTGAAAAGAGGGATCTTCAGAAGAACCTCGGAATATGCGAAAACACGCTTCTTACGCGATTAAACACTCCCGACACATTGAGGATCGGGGAGCTTCGTCACTTGATACGAATGCTTAATATACCGGTCGACCGGGTGGTCGACGCTATCAGACTGGAGGGTTGATATGACAAAGACAGAAGCTCAGGAAAAGATCATCGAAGAGCAGGAGGTGCTCATCGAGCGCCTTACCCTTGAGGTTAAAAGACTACGAGAAAGCTCCGGCCCCAACGACATGGCGCGACAGCTCCTGGAAGAGCGCAATCGGCTCAAGCGCGACAACGCCTTCCTGATGGGAGCTCTCGGAGTCGCACTTCGTCAATGCTCGTCGGCGGTGCTCCGCCCCGAGGATATGAAGCAGCTCCCCGAATTCGAGCAGTTCGAGAACATATCGGGCGAGCTCGTTATACGCATCAAGAGGAATCCGTCCGTTGACGCGTAGGGTTCCGACACTATATCACACCGCACACATTAATTTAAGGAGAAACGATATGAAGAAAAGGCCTACACTCGAAGAGCTTAATTCCATAATGGAGAAGACCGGCGGTTGGCTCGACCTCAGTGGCACGCAGATAACGTCATTGCCCGACAACCTCACCGTCGGCGGTTCGCTCTACCTCAGTGGCACGCAGATAACGTCATTGCCCGACAACCTCACCGTCGGCGGTTCGCTCGACCTCAGAGGCACGCAGATAACGTCATTGCCCGACAACCTCACCGTCGGCGGTTCGCTCTACCTCAGTGGCACGCAGATAACCAATCCAAACGCATATAAGCGTTTGAAAAACGGAGTCTACGTCCCCGGAAGATTTCTTTATGCCGATGGAATTCTCACTCACGTGAAGCGCGTAAAGAAGGTCGGCACGTACAAATTCTACGTCGGTAAGATAGAGGGTAATAACGTACTTTATGACGGTAAGTATTACGCTCATTGCCGTACGATCAAGGAGGGCATCGACGATCTCGCCTTTAAGAGCCTGAAAGACCGAGGCGCGGATCAATACAAAAGCGTAAATCTCGACGATACCGTCACGCGAGAGCAGGCGGTTGCAATGTATCGTATCATTACCGGAGCCTGCCACGCGGGGACCGAAAACTTCATTTCCAACCTCTCCGAAGTCAAGGACGAATATACGGTACGCGAGATCATCGAGCTGACAAAGGGACACTACGGAAGCAACGCCTTCAGGCGCTTCTTTGAGGGGGAATGATTTGAAAAAGCAAAGCACCCCTCTGCCCTGGAGTGACGGAGAGATCCGAGCGTCCTACAGACAGGCAAGGAACCCCGACGAACAGGTCTATATCCTCGCCGATCTGAACGCCTGTACGCCGAAAAGGATCTGTGAAATATTGCATATCCCCGTTCCGAAGCGTCCTTCAAGCAATATGGCACGCTACGTCCGCCACGAATGGACCGAGGAAGAGGATCGATTAATAACCGTCCTGAGCGAGCTCGATTACACCGACCGAGTGATAGCAAACCGACTGCATCTTCCCATTGGCTGCGTATCCGCAAGAAGAAAGAAGATATGCGGCTCAAAGGGCGGACGTCGCGGGAAGAAAAGGAGGTTATAATATGGCACAGATGTGCATAAACGGCGTCCGCGAATGCGACGGATGCGGCGACTGCGAGCCGAAATACTTCTGTCCCAGATGCAAAATGGAGGTGTTTGACACCGTCTATTTCAAGGGCAGCGAGGTCGTCGGATGCGAGCACTGCATAGAAAGCAAGGACGTAGGAGACGTGATATATGATGAAGCTCACTAAAAACAATTATTATTCACCCGAAGCAAATCGGGAATATATGTCGGTCAGCCAGTTTAAGGCGTTCGAGAAATGCGAAGCTATGGCTCTTGCCGAAGTCAACGAAGAATACAAGCAGCCCTTCACAAGTGCATTACTGCTCGGACAGTTCGTTGACGAGATGCTGACCGGCACGAAGCGATCGCAGAACGTATTCATCGAAGAGCACCGCGACGAGCTTTTCAAGCGCAACGGAGAGCCGTATGCCGACGTAGCGCGTGCGCTCGACGCGATCGAACGGGTAAGAAACCAGCCGCTTATGATGAAATATCTGTCGGGCAGACATCAGAAGATAATGACCGGCAGAATCGAAGGCGTACCCTTTAAGATCAAGATGGACGTATACAAGCCCGTCGAATTCATTACCGATCTCAAATATATGGCGGGACTGCGCTCTCCGAATCTCTTTGAGCCGATGGTCAGCTATTGGGGATACGACCTTCAGGGCGCGGTATATCAGGAGATAGTCTATCAGAACACCGGGTACCGCCTTCCCTTTCATCTCTGCATAGCGACAAAGGAAACGCCGGCACACTTAGAGCTGTGCAGGATAAATCAATACGACCTTGACGACGCGCTCGATCGAGTGAAAAGCAAGGTGAAGCGTTACGCGGCAATCAAATCGGGACAGCTCACACCCGAACGATGCGAGGAATACGACTGTAACTATTGTACAGGCACACGGATTATAACCGATATCATCGACGCGTCGATGCTCGGCATGACAAGAAAGAAAGGAATAAACGAATGAACGCACTAATCTACGGAATCAGCGGCGCCGGAAAAACCGTAAACTCGACCCTCGTTGAAGCGGCAAGCAGAGGAAAGAACCTTCTTCTCTGCTCGGATAACAGCCATATCGTGCTGACGAACGAGGAATTCAAGCGCCCCAATCTGACAATCGAAACGGTGGAGCATTGGCTTTCGCGCGACGAGAACGGACGCGATCAAGAGTGCTTTACAAAGCAATTTGACCGCGCCGTCGAAAGCAAGGAATACGACAATATCATCGTCGACAATATCAGTGATATTTTCGATATGGCCATCCTTGAATACGACGCTCACGGCAAGATAAAAGATCCCCGCCAGTATTACCAGACGGTCTATCAGGAACTCAAACGCCTTGCGCGCCGTGCGGCACAGGTCGACTGCAACGTGCTTTTCACCGCGTGGACCGACCTTCAGGAGATCACCCTTCCCGAAGGAACGAAGACGATGCGCACTCAGCCAAAGCTGCCGAACAAGATCCTTGACAACTTCCTCGGTCTTACTCAGATCGTCGGTTACATAAATACCGCCGAAAAGGGCGGCGAAAAGATTTGGTACTACTCTCTTGAAGGACGGGTGACCATGTACGCAAAGGATCAGGCTTTCAACCGTAAATCGTGTATGCCGTGCGATATCTTTAACGGCAAAGGCAAAACGAAAAATAATTAAGGAGGAATAAATAATGCCTATTGTATGGAATTTTGACGCAAACGAATATGAGGAGGTGAGCTTTAAGCCCATCCCCGCCGGAGACCACCGCGTCCGCATCAAGGAAACGTCCGAAAAGACGAGCAGCAACGGTAATCCCATGATCGTACTGAAGCTTGAGGTGTCGGGATATAACTCGTTTATCTGGTACAACCTTGTGTTCAAGTCCGACAATCCCAAGATGACCAATCAGAAGCTCGGAGAAATATACAACAGCTTCGGCATCCCTCAGGGCAGTCTCGATCACTCGTCCTGGTGCGGAAAGGTCGGCGCCGCAAAGATCAAGCACGAGACCTATAACGGCGAGGAAAGTCCCCAGGTCGCGTACTTCCTTTCCCGCGACAAGCAGGATAAGCTTCCCGTATGGCAGGAACCGACGTCGAAAGCGTCCGGCACTTCAAGCGGAAATTTTGAGACCGTAGACGCGGACGACGATCTGCCCTTCTGATGCTGCGCGACTATCAGCAATCGGTTTTCGATCAAGCGCAAAACGCATTCCGCGAAGGAGCGAGGGGAGTATGCTGTGTACTCCCCTGCCGCTCCGGAAAGAGCTACGTAATGGCGGAAATGATCAGACGCGCACGTGGCGACGTTCTCGTCCTCGCACATAGGCACACGCTTATAGATCAGCACAGGGCTCTGCTTTTCTCTCTCGGCGTCCTCTCGGACCGCGTTGAGATCGCGTCGGTCTTCACCGTCGCAAAGCATATCAAGGACTACGATCCGGAACGTTTTAAGTTTATCATCATCGACGAGGGACACCTTTCCGAAGCGTCGTCCTATCGAAAGGTATGCGAACACTTCGGCTGCAGGGTGGTGCTTTTTACGGCAACTCCCGCAAGGCTGGACGGAAAGCCGCTGACGTTGGCAGACACTCTGATAGTCGGGATCACGGCAAACGAGCTTATAAAGCTCGGTGCGATCTCCGATTACGATTATTACGCACCCGATCTCAACATCGATACCGATTCGGTCGATACGGTCGCAGGTGAATACCATAACGGACAGATCACCGAGCTCATGTGCCGTCCCGCGATCTACGGCGATGTGCTCAAATATTACCGTAAGCTCGGACAAGGCCGCCAGGCGATCGCGTATTGCACGTCGGTACGTCATTCAAAGGAAACGGCGGAAGCGTTCAACAACAACGGCATTCCGGCAGTCTCCATCGACGGCTCAATGCCGCAGAAGGAGCGCGACAGGCTGATGGAGATCTTCCGCCGCGGAGAAGCTCAGATCCTCTGTAACTGCAACCTAATAAGCGAGGGGATCACCCTTCCCAACGCAAGCGTCGCTCTGCTCCTGCGCCCCACCTGCTCGCTTCCCCTTTTTATTCAGCAGGCCTGCCGCGTGCTGACTCCGGTAGAGGGTAAAAAGGCGATAATCATCGATTTCGTATGCAACGTGCAAAAGCACGGAATGCCTACCGAATCACACGAATGGTCGCTCGGTGAGCCGATCAAACGCCGAAAGCAGTATAACGACGACGGAACGCTTACCGTACGTCAATGCGAAAGCTGCTTTAAATGCTTCAAGACCGCACCGGTATGTCCATATTGCGGCCACCGATACGAGGTAAAGGGACGCGAGCTTACGCAGATCAGGGACGTCGAGCTCAAACGCATCGAAGCCGAAAGGCGCGAAGAGAAAGAGATCAAAAGAAAAACCGCCAGGATGGAGGTCGGAATGGCCCGTACCGTCGCCGATCTCAGAAGGATCCAGAAGGAACGCGGATACGCCCCCGGATGGGTCTATCAGATGGCAAAAGCAAAACGCATCATATCATAGGAGAACGAATGAAAGACTGTAAGGACTGCGATAAAAGGCACTTAGGATGTCACGCTTCCTGCCCGGATCACGCGAAAAGAACGGCAGAGCGAGAGGCTCTGCGCCTCGCAAAGGAAAGGGAGCGTATCGGTACACGAAGCGTCGGAAAGGACCGATCGTGCACTAATCATCAGAAGTGGATAAACCAAACCAAATATCGAAAGGAGTACCGATAATGGATATTCAGAGAACCATAAAGGACGCGGTAACGCATCCCTCTCATTACACCGACGGAAAGATCGAGTGTATCGATTATATCGAAGATAAGCTCACCCCCGCCGAATTTCAGGGCTTCTGCAAGGGCAACGCAATTAAGTACATATCCCGCGCAGGAAAGAAGCACATGAACAAATACAGCGAGGATCTGCGCAAGGCCGCGTGGTATCTTGCGCGAGCAGCCGAAAGTCATGACCGCAAAGCAAATAATCCCGAACCTTAACGACGTCGTCCGATGGCGCGGCACCTATTACATCCTGCGCGGCGGAATCGTCCGCCGAAGCGATGTAACGGGTGCCGTCTTCTATCAGGCGGAGCTGTTGGATATGAAATCACATACCCTCGTCATAGCCAATCCCGACGAGGTGGAGATCGTAAACGAAGGAGAGTAAAATGAGTGAATTAAAATCGTGCCCCTTTTGCGGGGGCACAGCCGAACTACATAAACGATATCATTCGATAGAAGAAATCGTAGACGAAGAATCGGCAATACCCAAAGACGCTAAATATCTATATAAAAAGATCACTCCCGAAAAAGAAATGTATTTTTTCAGGAGAAAACTATATATCCCTCGTTGTGTTGACACCCGGTGTATAGGAAGGAATTCAAAGCCGTTTTTCAACAAAGACGAAGCAATCGAAGCATGGAACAGGAGGGCTGACAATGGCTGAATACATAGATCGTGAAGCGGTACTGGCGTTATTCAATGAGCGATATGACACAGCTTTTGTGCAGAAACTAACAAGGGAAAACAAAGAACATTGGAACGGAGTTTGCACAGGCTTAAATTGGGGTCGAAATACTATAACGGATAGCCCCGCCGCCGATGTGGTTGAGATTCCCGAAAGCGGTATCGGTGGTTTATCGGACGGATATCATACATTTAATGAATTATATCATCATAGAGCAATCTTATTTTCTGTTATCTGTAATTTATTCCCCGAAAAGGCTTGGAAAAGCAAACTGCACGATACAGGAGATATGTATGAAGGAATGTTTATTGTAGGTATTGAAACGCCGAAAGGGCAGGCTACATATCATTACGACATTGAACCCTATTGGAATATGTTTAATGTAATAGAGCTTGACAAAGCTCCTAAATGGGACGGACATACACCGCAAGAAGCGATAGATAGAATTGCAACATTAAATTATTTTTACAGATACGAAGAACGGAAAGGCGATAGATAAGCAGAGAAAGGAAGATGGGAAGAATGGCTAAATATTTTAAGGTAGTAGAAATCAACGAAGAAGAATTTATCAATACAACGGGTGAAAAACTTGATTGTTGTCAAGTATCTATTCCGACAAGTGAGGGCGTATTCGTTGGAGTAGATGAAGAACAAGAATATGAAATTAGTATTCCATTAGATTGTTTTGAATGAGAAAGGAAGATGAGGGGAAATGAAAATCGAAGAGGCAAAGCGAATTGTAAGGCTCGAAGAAGCTTTGGAATTTTGCAAAAAGCAATCTATGCTTGAACAATATGTGGCAAACGAAGAGTGGAAGCATTATTCCGTTGCAGTAGATGCGATTAAAAAGCAAATACCACAAAGACCTATTGAAGATAGTTATTACGATGAGCCTTCGGTATGTCCTAATTGCGGCGGTAATGTTATCAACCAATGCGACAATGACTATCAATTTCAATGTTGCCATTATTGCGGACAAAGACTTGATTGGAGCGACCACCCAACCGAGAAAGGCGGCGCAAAGATGGATGGAGGTGAGAAAAAATAAACGCTATACTTAATTACCCCGGAGCGAAATGGGGTATGGCAAAGGAAATCGTCGATCTTATGCCACGGCATAGATCATACTTAGAGCCGTTCTTTGGATCGGGAGCCGTACTGTTCAATAAACCGCCTTCCGCAATAGAAACGGTAAACGACGTTGACGGCGACATCGTGAACTTTTTCAAGGTACTCAGGGAGCGCCCGGAAGAACTGGCCGAGGCGATCAGCTTTACTCCGTACCCCCGGGACATATTCGACGACGCACACGAAAACCGCGGGACGGATGACTTTGACAGGGCCTACCGCTTTGCTATAAGGAGTAAAATGGGACACGGTTTTAAAACCTATCAGAAAACGGGATTTAAAATTGATGTTTATGCGAGAGAACGAAGCTATTGTGTAAACTCATGGAATCAAATGCCCGAAAAGCTACTGGCCGCAGCCGCTCGCCTTAAGGGCGTTCAGATCGAGAACAGACCCGCGCTGGATCTCGTTAAAAAGTTTAACCACGATAACGTGCTGATATATGCAGATCCTCCGTATCTGTTACATACCCGGGGCGGAAAGCAATACCGGCACGAAATGAGCGAGCAGGACCACGTTGACCTATTGGACGCATTGAAGCAACACAAAGGATTCGTTATTCTCAGCGGATACCCGTCCGATATGTATGACCATGAGCTCAAAAACTGGCATCGGATAGAAAGAAAATCATATAATCAAAACTCCGATAGGCGTACAGAAGTGTTATGGTGCAATTTTTATGTACCTACTCTGTTTGATTATATAGATGGAAAGGAAAAACAAAAATGAAAGAACGATTAATTAAATTGCTTATGCAAAAAGGCTTCGGTGTCGAGGGTGCTACAATCGCCGCCGAACATCTTCTTGAAAACGGCGTGATCGTACCGCCTTGTAAGGTGGGGGATAAGGTGTATCGAATCGTTGAAATGGGAACGGGGATTCATTACAAACAAGTAGGCAGCCGGGGAAAGGGGTGTAAGATTGTACCCTGTGAAGAAAAGATTAAAAGGTTTATCCGTTTGGTTATAGTTACAAAAAACAATTTCTTTGGCATTTGCGAAGAGTTCGGCAAAACCGTATTCCTCTCCCGCGAGGAAGCCGAACAAGCATTGAAGGAGCGTAATATAACATGAACGTACAAATCAACACCCCGCTTCTCGAACGGATCATCGCTAAGAACGGCGGGGACAAGCAGCTCGATATCGCTGTCGAAGAGCTGTCCGAGCTGACGAAGGAGATAATCAAATTCAAGCGCGGCAAGGGAGATCCGATAAACATAGCCGAGGAGATCGCCGACGTGCTTATCATGATCGAGCAGATCAAACAGATATGCCGTGTCCGCGAGGACGACGTCGACCGCTGGATCCATTGCAAGACCGAATACATACGCGGAATGCTCAGGGAGGTTTCCCGATGAGCGAGGGCAGACAGATCGGAATGTTTGACGTCATCTACGTCGACAATTTCGCCGGGGGCGGAGGAGCGAGCACCGGCATTGAGCTCGCTACGGGGCATCCGATAGACATTGCGATAAATCACGATCAGAGCGCAATTATGATGCACAAGCGCAATCATCCCTACACCGAGCACTATCAGGAGGACGTATGGCAGGTGGATCCCCGCGTCGCCACCCGAGGACGTCACGTCCGTCTTGCCTGGTTCTCGCCCGACTGTAAGCACTTTTCCCGCGCAAAGGGAGCCGCGCTCGTAAACAGGAAAATCCGCGGTCTTGCGTGGGTGGTCCTTCGTTGGGCGGGAACGGTTAAGCCCGACGTCATAATGCTTGAAAACGTACCCGAATTCGTCACCTGGGGACCCGTCCGCAAGGGCAAGCCGGTAAAAAGTAAGTCGGGACAAACCTATGCGAAATGGCGAAAGCAGCTTGAGGACCTCGGATACGTGATCGAAACGAAAAATCTCTGTGCCGCCGATTACGGAGCTCCTACAATACGGACGCGTTTCTGTCTTATAGCACGATGCGACGGAGAACCCATCGTATGGCCCAAACGCACGCACGCTCCACGCGACAGCGAAGAGGTAAAAAGCGGACGGTGTCTGCCTTGGAGAGCAGCCGCCGAGATAATCGACTGGACTCTTCCCTGCTATTCGATTTTTGAAAGCAAGGCGGAGATAAAGGAGAAATTCGGAGTCAACGTCGTCCGACCGCTGAAGGAAAACACCCTTCGCAGAATAGCGCGCGGGCTCGATAAATTCGTTCTGAAGTCGGGCGACCCGTTTATAGTTCCCATAGGATACGGCGAAAACAAAGGACAGGCGCCGAGGATCCACGACATCAATAATCCGCTTTCGACGGTAGTATCCAGCACGAAGCAATACGTCTGTGATCCGGTTGTTTCCCCCTACGTAATGAGCAACAATTCCAACAACGCTCCGCACGACGTCGGGGATCCTTCTCCTACGATCACGACCGGAAACCGAAATTTCCTCGTTATGCCGAGTCTGATCCAGTATCATACCGAGCAGAGCGAACGGGTACGCGGTCAGAGGGTAGATTCTCCTCTGCAGACTGTTGACGCCGCGAACAGATACGGGCTTTCAAGCGCGTTCCTCACCGAATACTACGGAAACGCCCGCGACGGTATTGATCCGAGAAAACCGATGCAAACGATTATGTCACGCGACCGTGAAGGAATCACCCTCGCACATCTCGCGCACTTCAAGGGAAAGGACAAGGGGCAGCACCCTCTCGATCCGCTTATGACCGTTACCCAAAGCGACGGTCAGTTCGCAGAAATCCTCACCCGCGTCGTCAAATGGGACGGACAGACCGACCTCGGATACTGGCCGCAGGTTCGCGCAATGCTCAACGAATACTGCGATTACACCCTTGCGGACGACGAGATACTTCTTATCCCGATAAACGGCGGATGGTATTTCATTTCGTACATCGGACTGAGAATGCTCACCCCGAGAGAGCTTTACGACGCTATGGGATTCCCCCACGATTACATAATAGACCGTGACGTCAACGGCAAGCCTATCACGCGAACCGCCCAGGTCGCGCGATGCGGAAACGCCGTGTGTCCGGCGGTATCCGAGGCAATGGTGAGAGCCAATCTCCCCGAATGTCCCCCGAAGCGCCACAAAACTATGAACAACTTATACGAGGCGATGTCATCTTAATTATGAAAGAATCAACCATACAAAACGAAATACGCGTCGATCTGTCCGAAACGGGGATCGTGCTTCGGCTGAATTCGGGTAAGTTCTGGCAGGGCGAGAGGGTATGGAGCAATGAATTCAAGCAATACGTGCTTATAAACCTCCGCCCGGTACAGGGATGCCCCGAGGGAACGCCCGATCTTCTGTATCTCGGCGAGGAGGAGACGGTCGCGTTTATCGAGTGTAAAAATCTTCGCGGTAAAGCCCGCGAAAAGCAGGAAGCGTTCATCGCTCTGATGCATAATTACGGCATTCCCGCCGGTATTGCAAGATCGGTCGACGATGCGCGAAAAATCATAGGAAAGGAAGGTAAAACACATTGAACGAACACAAAACCGTCGGCATGAGACTTGCCGAAGCCCGCAAAGAGGCGGGATACACCCAGGCACAGCTTGCCGAAGCTGTCGGAATGGGTACGAACACCATCGCTCTGTACGAGCTTGACAGAGTACAGCCCACGTTTGGCCGCATAGTCAAGATCGCAGAGCTTCTCGACATCTCGCTCGACTGGCTTGCAATGGGGGTAAGCGAATGATCGATATATCGGCAATAAAATCCCGTTTATCCTGCGTTACATACGCACAACAGCGCGGATTACCAATAACGAAATCGGGGGACAGGTGCGTGTCCCCCCTCCGTGCAGGAGCTCAGAATAAGACCTCCTTTGCCGTGTACGACGAATTCTATTTCGATTTCGGTTCGGGAGAGGGCGGCGACGTGATCGACTTCGCTGCCGCCCTTCAATTCGAGGGTGACAAGGGTAAGGCGATCCGTGAGCTTGCGCGGATCACCGGCGTTGATATCCCGAACTACAGGCCGACCGGATGGAAGGAATACACCCGCCGTCTTAACAACGAGATCCAGCACTATCACGAGCAGCTGACACCCGAGGACCGCGAATACCTCCACCGGCGCGGTATAAAGGACGAGACCATCGACCGCGTAAAGCTGGGACGCACAAACAACGGACGCCTATGCTTTCCGTACTGGAAGAACGGATACATCTGCTACTATGCGTCGCGTTACCTTGAGGGCGGAGCGCATCCGAAATCAAAGTATATGAAGATGCCCCGCGACGATTTCAACGATCATACGGTCTGGGGACTTCACACCATAGACCGCTCGGAAAAACGCGACCTTTTGGTCATCGCCGAGGGAGCCTTCGACGCCCTCTCGTTCGATCAGGAGGGATATTCGGTCATCTCGGCAATAACCGGCCATTTCTCCCGCGAGCAGCTCCCGACGGCGCTTTCGATCTCACGTTCGTTTGAGCGCACTCTGCTCGTTTACGACAACGATACAGAGACCCGCGCGGGCGAAAAATTCACCATCAAGATGGCGCGCATCCTGACCGAAAAGAGCATCCCCTGCATAGTCGGAAGCGTTCCTCCCCGTTACAAGGATATCTCCGATTTCTACGCCGACGGAGGCAATCTCGCGGATATAATCGATTCCGCCGAGGACGCCGTCACCTTCCTTGCGTCAAAGATAAGCGACACCGACGAATTCGAGCGCTTTTCGCGCAGGGTATGCCGCTATATGTCAAAGCCCTCGGTCGATATGTTCTTTAAAAAGATCGAACGCATCGGAAAATTCGATCCCGACTGGCTTAAAAGCCTCTGCAAGGATTGCAAATCACCGCCGCTTGACAAGGCTGTCGCCGCCGAGATAGTCGAAAAGCACCGTCTTCTTTATAACGAGAAGATGTCCTTTTTCGAGTACAACGGACGTTACTGGGTCGAACGCGGCGACACCGAGATCGCTTCCTACATTTCCGAAGCGCTCGGTATTTACGCCACCGGACAGCGAATAGCCTCGATACGTAACGTCATTAAATCAATGACGGTAACGAACCGGATATTCAACGTCCAGCCGGTGATAAACTTTATCAACGGCACCCTTGAGATCGAGCCTGAGATCAAATTCCGCGAGCACCGCGAGGGCGATCTGTGCACATACTGTCTCGGATACCCTTATAAACCCGGTACGCATTCGTGCGAATGGGATGCGTTTCTTTCCTCGGTCACCGACCACGACGACAAGAAGATCTGCCTTCTGCAGGAGCTTT